TTGAATGCAACTTGCAAATCTATAGTTATTCAATATAATTGTCATTTATATAATAGGTTGAATAATACCGATATTGTTCGTTCAGCATCAATGACAATTAAAAATCCATATAAGTATGTTTTAACATAGATTGATACTGCAAATGTTATTAATTATAAAATTGTTAATAGAATTGAAAAACCAGAAATTAGAATTCCTAATCCAGGATAGCAACCAGTAAATCCGCAAATTATTAGAGAATTCTACAATGTCACAGAATTAGTTGCAACTAATGAAGACAATGGAAATATATATGCACAAGGTAGAATGACTCTCAGATTAAACAGAAGTGGTTCTAATTATATGTTAAAATTATATATGTTGAATGCTGATAATGTAAGAGTTCCTTATGATTTGTCTGGCCCATGGAAATACAAATTAGTATTTCCAGTAATAACTGGAAGTACAATATCTATTTCTCCAAGTTTAGATAGCAATAGAACTAATTTTGTAAATGGATCATTATCATTCTATATTAGTGGTGATAATGCCGCACAAATTATGAAAGTTCCTGCATCAGAAAGGTATTTCTCACTATAGATTGATAATGGAGGAGCTACCGAAAATTCAACTATATATGAAGGTAGAGTAGAGTGGATGGCATGATGAAAGAATGTATAAAACATATTTTTTATATTATTGCCGGTTATTCAGTTTGGATTTGGAATATTATATCTGGAAAAACCAAATATCAAGCAAAAGAAAGATTGGCAATATGTAATTGTTGTAAGTATAATAATGATGGAATATGCAATATATGTGGTTGTATATTAAAAGCAAAAGTCAGAGTTGATTTTCCATTAGATGAAAATGGTAAATCTATAGACGGTTGCCCAGAAAAAAAATGGTAATTAAAATATTAATTTTAGAACATGTTTACTAGTAAAAAGGCATAGTATTTAAATAAGGATTTTGATAGAATTTCTCCTATTACTAATATAGAATCATTATATTATGAATAGGCAGAAAAAGATGGTGATAATTATAAAATTACCCGCAAATCTGTTGCAAAACATATGCATATTAATTTTGTAATAAATGAAAATTCTATTAGTACAACAGCGATTTCTAATATACCAGATCCTGGAGAATATATTGCTGATGCTAGCATTAATACAGAATTTAATAAAATTGAATTGCTGAATCCTATAATTAATAATGTAACAGATTAGAGACAATTTGAAACTAGTTTATTTACTGTTAATTCTTCTAAATATATCAATTTACAAGATTTATTAAAAAATTACACACATATCCAATATTTTTCATCTAGTATCGGTTCAATAAATTCTAGTTTAGACAATATAAATTCAAGTATAACTAATGTAAGTAATTATATTGTTGATACATCATTAGTGATGGACCAATTAATAAATACGGTGGCTTCACATATAGAATATTATACTTGGAATAATTTAGATACATCTACTACATTAGAAAACAATGGTATATATAATTTATTTTATCGTCCATATGAAAGTCATGGTAGCCAATATTTCACAAATGCTTCATTTATAGTTAAAGTATAGAATGTTTATATAAATAATACTAAACATCTAATTAGTTTAGATGTTGCACAAAAAAATTAGTATATTGAAGAATTAAATGTAGATAATTGGGATTTTCATTATGATTTTGATTCTAACACAATTACATATTTAAAAGATGAATATGGAAATGAAGGAAATTTTGATTTTAGAATTCATAAATTAAAACTTATACCCTTTAACATTTTTTATAGCGACCGTGCTGATACAAATAACTGTAAAAATAATATTGTATATCTTTCTCCAGAACAATAGGATGACCTTAATATTTTAATAATGTGTTCTAGCACTTATAATAACCAGATATATAATTCAAATGAAATAACTATTGAATCTGATTCACCGCAATATAGTCCAGCAAATAATATAATTAACAATTCTTATTAGTTAACAATACAAAATAATGCACAAAACAATAAAATATTTAATTCTTCTAATTATAAGTGTGATGTATTAGGAAATAATAATACTATTATAAATTGTAATGATTGTTCTATTAATATTTTAGGAGATAATAATACATTAATAAATGTTAAAAATCTTAATGTAAGTTTAGGTAATAATAATATTATAGTCGGTGACGAAATAGGATGTCAACCAAATACATCTACTTTAGAAAATATGAAATTGTTTTTCAATTATTCGACTAGTACTGCACTGGCAACAGATCATATAAGTTCTTGCACTTTTTATGGTGGATTCGGAAATGATGTCTCTGTATATGTAGGCAGTTTAAAAACAACCAATAAATATTAAAAGTAAAAAATTAGCTTTGTAACTATGGCTGAAAAAGATGATAAAGAAATAAAGATTTTTAAATTAAATAGAATAAAATTTAGAGAATTGTATGAAGATGCAGTAAGTTATATTAGAGCAACATATAAAGTTGTTGGACAATAGTTTAATACTGCATCTCCATTTGGACAATTATTACAAGTTGTTCTTCATCTCGGAAGAATGATTTTCTATTATATTGAAGATTCTATTACTGGGTTAAATATTAGAACTGCATATCGTCCAGATCAAGTTAAAGGTTTAGCAATGTTAGCCGGACATGATTCTGCTAGACCAATTTCTGCTAGAGGTGCATGCCAAATATATTTTGTTGATACCGGTTCTCATTTAACTGGACAAGTTTGTTATATTCCAAATAAAACAAAAGTTGTTAGTAAATAGAATGGGTTAACATATACATTATTTTTTGGTGCAGATAATGGAAAAATTACAATGAATTCTGCTAATTATTTGGAAGCTAATTTAATTCAAGGTGAAATTAAAATGCAATCTGCCACTGGAACTGGCGAGCCAATTCAATCATTTAATTTTGCTGAAAGAAATTATCAAGAAGTTGATCAATATTATGTAAATGTTTATGTAAATGGAGAACCATGGGAAATTCACAAATCTATATTAGATTTGGGATTTAACCAAAAAGGTTGCGTTCTTAGAACTGGAATAAATTCTGGTTTAGATATTTTCTTCGGTGATGGAAATATGGGTGCAATTCCTGAAGAAGGTGCTTCAATTGTTATTGAATATTTAGTTACCGCTGGTTCAAATTCAAACATATTAAAAGACAAAGAATTTAATGCAGCAATAAAGGATGACAATTGGGAATGGGATGGAGAAGGAATGTTGCAAGACGGTTCAATGATAAAATTAAATGGCAACTTCAAAATCAGAATGACAACTGATATTATATTTGGAACTGCCGGTGAAGATTTAGCATTAACCCAATTAATAGCACCGCATGTTAGTCGTTCATATGTTCTTGCTTCTGAAACTAATTATAAATATTTCTTCCAAAGAATGAACATGTTTTCTGACATTGAAGTTTGGAGAGGTTCATATACTGTTAATGGTACGTCAATTATGACATTAGCAAGAGACAAAGCTAAATCAGATTATGATATAGCTCACTAGAATTATTTGAATGCAATATAGACTTGGGGAGAAAACAGCGAGCAAGCAGTTGCAGCGGCAAAAGATGATTAGAAAAAATTACAATTATTACAATATGCAGAAACTAAGTTAAATGACAATACATATCGTGATAATACTGTTTATATTTTCTTAGTTCCAGATATTAAAAAACGTATAGCATCAACAGATAATTATTTTATTTGTGATGAAAGCTTATTTAGTTTGTCAGCTGATGAGCAAGCAAATATTATTAATTTAATTAATGCATCTGGACAAAGAATCATAACAGTTGAAAATAGAATAGTTCAACCAAAAATTGCTAAATTTGCACTTAATGTTCAAGCAAAAATTTGGGACAATTATGATGAAGAAGAAGTTTATACAGCTGGATTAAAAGCATTATCTGAATATTTCCTAAACAGAACTAGAAAAGACATGATTCCAATTTCTGATATTATTTCAATATTTGAGAATGACGTTCCAGGAATAGATTCTGTTAGAGCGCAATTTGTCGCTTCTGTAGAAAATACTGAAATATATGGAAAACGTGATGGAAAGTCATTTGATGGAATTGACGAATTTGGGGATATATTATTAACTAGATATATTGCAGATCACAATGGCCAATATATTCCTGTTAGAGATATCCTCCCATTAGTTCGCGGTGGGTTCAATGACAAAAATGGAGTTTACTATTCGTCAGATCAACAAAAAGATAATATTTCATCATTTAATTTGTCATTTGAAATAGCAAAATCATCTAATAGACAAAAAACATTAACAAAATATACTCCATTAACTTAATATGATTGATATTTATAATAGATTAGCAACTGATTAGTCTTATGTTCCTTAGGTAGAAACATCTGATGAAATGGAATAGTTAATATCATAGATTAAAATGATATTAGGAACTTCTTATGGTGATGTATTAGGACAGCCATATTTTGGTGCCAACATCAAAAAATATATTTTCAGTCTAAGTTATGATCAGAAAGAAATTTCATAGTTTATTTCTGAAACTATTATGAATAATATTGAATATGACAAACAAAAATTTCATGTTGATGTTGATGTTGAATTTGGCAAAGATGTTTATAACAAAATGGATTATGCCATTATAAATATCAATATTAATCAGAAGAAATGTCTAGGTATTGTAGTAAATCAATGATAGGAACTATTTAGAAGCCGCCTATTAATATTAAATGGTAAATGTATAAAAACAATAATAAGTTCTGAGAAAATGTCCCAGAACTTATTTTTGGTATTTAATTAAATCTTATTGTGAAATAATTGATTTGAATTCAGCATAAATATTATCTATATTTGCAATTTTTCCAGATTTTAATTCAGCCCATGTTGTTCCTGAATCAGGTTCATCTAATATATACCATACATGAACCTCGCTATCTGGCTATTGTGTTGAATCATAAATATCATAAGTTAAAAAACTCATAAGATCATTTACTGCCTCTTCATATGAATCATAGTATTCAAAATTGGCATATATACAAAAGCACTTATAAAAGTCTTCATCCTAAAGTATATATTCTTTTATTTCTTCCAAATCTTCATGAGAAAATTCATGCTTTCCAACTCGTTTATTTTCATTAAGAACGTTCTTTACCTACTTTGCGACAGAAGACATTATTGATTCATATAATTGTTTCTTATTCATATTTACCAAATTTAATTTATTCAATATATTTATTAAAAAGAAACCCAATGAAATCACTTCATCAGGTTTCCAACAAATTATTTAACGACATAAACATGAATAATCAATCACTGTTGAGCGAGAAGGCTTAACAGTGAATCTTTATCAAGATTTGCAAAATCTATATCTACTTCTCCGGTATAATTCTCATCAACAATTTGGAAGCCAGCATCTCTAAGCAGTTCTTCAGCATCAACAAAATACTCAGTTTTTGCCATTAATGTATTTATATATTCTTCATTATGGCTATTAAAACTACTAACAATGCTGTTTCCACTATGAACTTCCATCAAAGTTATTTTATTATTACCAACTAATGCAACCTGCATTTCTTTTTTATTTTCATGCTCTATAGTTGCACGGAATTTAATCTCATTAGGGTCAACCATGAAATTCTTATAAGCTTGATAATCAAAATGCTTATCTGATTGTCCAAAGAACAATTCAAATTTAGATTTGGTCGCGCCACTATATTGGTTAATTTTAATAAGTGCCTTTACATCAATAGGATTAGTAATTTTAATTACCTCGCATGCTTCTGGTTCTGCATCAGTCATATCCCCAGAATAAACTATATTTCGTGGCATATTATAATAATTTGCATTCCACCCAATTTTATGCCCTTTAATATCTATCAAAGACAAATCATAATCGTTAGTTCCCCATTCACTACGCCAATAACAACCAATAAGATTATTCTGTGTCAAATCGAATTGCGTTCCAAATGGATAATTTCCAATAAATGATTTCTCAGAAGAAGGAAGTGCAATATGCATTCCAGAATAATGCTTGACAACTTTAGGAGTCTTTTTAGTTTCCGCTGGTGTTCCATCTTCATTAAATGTTACTACTATATCTTTTTCAGAATTAGCTTTCAGTGTATCAATAACACTATCTTTAAGAATATTATATATAACAGCTGCATAGAAAGCTTTATCCTTCAATTCTTTAACTGTTACATCAACTGCATCATTTATTTTAAGGAATTGCTTTCCATTGCGAATAAAATATAAATTATCTTTCGGCAGCATATAACGCTCTTTGCATAATTGCATAAGAGCAATTTTTTTATATGGTGTCAACTCACCAAGATGTGCTTTAATCTCTTCCGCAGATTTCAACTCAGAGAACAGAGTTTGCCAAAAACCTGCCTTAAACGGTTTATGATTTTTAACAGCGAGTTTGCGGAGTTTATTAATAGCCGAATGGTTGTCAACACATGCAGTATTATAAATATGCTTAAATGCCAAGAACAACTTTTTATATCTCAAGAAAATAGAAGATAGACGAGTTAAATCAGCATCTGACAATTTATTGAAATCAAATATATGTTCAGATGCTTTGATTCTACGAATTGTATCATTATTATTGACAATCATTGTATCGCCAGTTGTTTTGTACATAATAAGTCTGAACAAATTATGCGCACTCTCCGGCCATATATTCAGTATGTCACAAATATAAGCTAATGCTTCTCTATTTTTAATAGAATCCACATTAATCATTTTTCCATTATGAACATGCTCAATAACATAATCTGCTACTGCACACATAGTATCGCCTTTAAGTGCTACACCAGAACAAAGCATATTCCAACAACG